TATAGAAGCTTTAATATTCCAGTCTGCATTGACTTGAACTATAACGCATTCGTCTTGACTTAATAACTGTATTTGTTCTAAATCTTTTAATTTACCTTGTGAGTGTAATGGCGTAAGCCACAACGACAAACCAAGTAACGATAAAATACCATAATATAAGTTCATCTCTGTACCTCATTAGTTTTGTTGCATCATCATACGTTCGATATTTTTGACATCATCACGCATTTCTTTTTGCTCTTCCTTCATTTCTGTTACATCTTTTTGCGTTTCTATGATGGTGTTTCGTATCATTTGGTCTTTTAAATCATATTCTGTACGACCCACTTCTGGAACTGGTAGTTCTTTTGCTTCTTCAATATCCGCTTGAAGAGTAAACCACATACCAATAACCATACCAACAGAAACTAGAATACTAATTGCTGTTTCAATTGTAAGACTAAACTTAGTGTCTTTTCCTACTTCCATGTTATCTCCGTAATCTAAAGGTTAAAGTAGGGGAGAATTAACTCCCCCCTCTTTTCTACTTTTCAGCTTCAGCTGGTGGCACAACTGTAAAGCCTTGTTGTAAAAGACTATTTATGTAGTTGTGTGTTCCACGCAATTCAGCAATTTGAGCTTCAATTACCTTCAATTGTTCTTCTAAATTGATAGGTTCTTGTACTATTTCTTTTGCTTTATCTTGTTCTTTAGCCATTTTTTCTCCTTATTTACTATTTTAAGTGCATATAATTTATTAATTTAAATCATTATTATCCACTATTAATTTAGGGGCATAGTAAGTATTACCACTTCCCTCTAAATACCATTTTACTCTAGCTTCATCTGGTATTGTTAAACTTACTGTTTCGTAAGTAATTCTTTCTGGACTTTTAAATTGTTCTAAATCTCCCAATGCTTTACCATTATGTAATCTATTCATTGTTTTTACATCACCATCATATTGGCTTTCTTCTTTTAAGAGATTATTATACCAAGTAAGGATAGTCCCAACCTTACAATGTTCCATAATTCTTGTAGGAAAATATCTTTTATTCATCATATCTCCAAAACCATCATAAAAAATACCATCATATTTCTTATCTTTAGGTATATCATTATACCAATCTCCTTTAACTGCTACAACATTAGGCTTATCTTTAGCCCATTCTACTAAATTAGCATATATCCCATCATTGATTTCTATAATCGTATGCGATTCAATATCTTTTTCTTGTATTAAACCAGCACTAATTCCCATACCAAAGCCAAATTCTAATATATGTCCACCATTAGCACACACTATATCAGCGTGTTTTTGCATAATAGGAGTTTCCCAAGTAGACATTACATCCCAACCTGTTGCTTTATCTATTATTGCATCTTCTGTTACAGTATAAGTTGCACCATATGCATAACCTTTCATCGACCTGGACCTCCTCCGCCACCTAAATCAGCGTGTTGTCCACCAAATGTATGGCTCATATGAAATGGAGCTGAAGACAAATTATTCATAATACTTGCACCAGGATTATCTAATGATGTGCTTTGTATAGGATTATTAGTTCCACCTATTCTATTGAAAGTATCTGCTGGACCACTATCGTCATTATTGACAAAAGTGTTTTGTATACCACCATGGCTATCGCCACTAAGTAAACTTGCCAAACTTAAATTAGACGTTTGTATAACATTAGTAGCTTCACCAATAGCACTACCTATTGCTCTAATACCTACATTAGTTGTTCCTACTGCTGGACCTGCCATACTATCCCTTTATCTTTTTATATTCAACTATATCTGCTTTAAGTTCAGTAACTTGTGCTTCTGCTTTTGCTAAAGCTGCTTCTGCGTCTGAAATTGCACTATCAACATCTTTAACTTCACTCCAATCAACTACTGAAACATCTTTACCTTTGTCATCTTTCATTGTTTTAAGATGTGTAATTTCAACTTGTTTAACTGGTGCTAAATCACTTGCTGCTTCTTTTTCTGCTATTTTCTTAGCCATTTTTCAACTCCTGTATTTGTTGTTTAAGTTCCTTAATTGCTTCTACTAAATAAGGTATCATTTCCTCATATCGTAAAATCTTATATTCTTTATCATCATCTGCTCGTAATGGAAGTTTCTTCTCATCAACCAAATGTGGTAAAATCTTTTCTACTTCTTGTGCTTTAAATCCAGCACTTAATCTTTCTCCACTTCTTTCTTTTTTCCAATTAAATGTATGTCCTTCTAATTGCAATACTATATCTAATCCATTTTCAATCTTTGTAAAATTCTTTTTTAATCTTATATCAGATGGAGTTGTTGAGAATGCAATTACATCTTGGTCAAAGTGTGCATCTTGACTACTATCAAGTCTCATTGCTTCTATTGAGCCTGCTGAGCCATCTGCTGTAGTATTAAATTCTATTCTTCCTGGAACATCATTACCACCTGGTGTTCCATCTACGTGTGTTGCAATAGCAGCAATATAACTTTCAAAATCTGTTCCATCTGCAACTGCCCAACCAATAGTTCCACAAGCATCACCATTTTGAATAACAGTAGATGTTCCTATTGTTCCACTTCTTGATTTAGTGAAAGTAAGCATAGGAGCACTAGCATTATTGCTAAATCTTCCAATATTTAAATGACTATCTCCATTTCCTGTTCCTAATACTTGAAATGCAGCAGTTTGTCCTATTGTTTGCACTTCTGTATTGTGTCCTATTAAAACATTGCCTGAAGTAAAATTATGGCTACCACTATTAGAGTAATAATCTATATCATCGCCATTTCTTCTTATGTATCTATTGCTATCATATAAATATATAGTGCCACCTACTCGCATATGATTTGAAGTAGCACCTAAATCTAATACAGTAGAACTCCAACCTGATGTATGTCCAATACACAAAGTTCCATTTGAGTCTATTCGCATTCTTTCTGCTACACCATTTAAATCAATAACTAAATCTCCAGCATTATTATATATATCATATTGGTTAGTTGTATTTTTTATATGTAAATAAGATGCATTCCCTGAACCAGTACTTTCTATTTTAAGATTAGCAGTATTATTAGAAACGTGTAATTCACTATCTGGGCTACCTGTACCAATTCCTACACGATTCGCACCACCATCTACAAATAACATATTAGCATCGCCATTAGATTCAACTCTAAAATCTAAATCTATAGAACCGTCATTAAAGATTGCACCTGTGCTATTAAATCTTAAATTATTATTGTTGCCAACTTTAAACATTACATTATTAGCACTTTCTTCAAAGATATAAGTATCGCCACCATTATCTAAATAAAGTTTTTTAGTTGGAGCCATAATTAAATGATTATATACTGCTACATCTCCACCATCTTCATTTAGTCTTAATGTAGTAGAAGAACCACCAGTTACTGTAACATTAATTGCATCTCCTGCAATTTCCATTGTTCTATTATGACCATTAGCTGGATTTACTTTAAAGAAATCATCTGTTGAACCACCGTTTTCTGATACTACCAATCTTGCATCAGGAGTAGTGCCATTATCAATTAATCCAATACCAACATTTCTTTGGTCCATACGAATATTTCCAACAGGTATTCTTTTATCTAACCAACCAAATCCATCAGTTGTTGATTTTGTTACTGTCCAACTACTATAAGCACTATGTCCAACTCCGTTTAAATGATTATCTAAGGTAACTTTAAATCCATAATAATATTTATTTGCACCATCGTAATCATCAATCGCAATGGCAACATTGCCATCAGAATTAATACCTACGAATTTTTGATGTCCGTCTGTTCCTCTATCAAGACAAACTGGACCATATGTATATCCTGCTACTCCATCTTGTCCGTTTGCTCCCGAATAAGTATAAAATGATATTGTAAAATCTATAATTTCTGCTTCTCCATAAGCATACCCTTGAACATGAATACTACACATACGAGCGGATGCTCTTGTAATATCCGTATTGATAACCATTGCACCATCCCAATTAGTATTATCACTAAATGTTAAAATGTTATGCCTTGTTCTTAAGTGATGACTTGAAGCATTTCCACCAGCTCTATTTAATCCATCCATATGTAAACCATATTCGGCTTTCATTGATACACCAACATCTACTCTATCTGCTCCCGCATCTACTTTTAAAGCATTTGCATATCCATTACTTTCTGCTCTAAAGTCTGCATCGTGACTACCTTCATTAACTACTAATCCATATTGTAATACTGAATTACCAGTAACTGCCAAATCTCCTACTACAGTTGCTCCACTTGAATTTACATAAAATCTTTCAGTTCCACTTGAACTACCAGTTGTTGCTCCGCTTCTAATACTAAAATCATTTCCTTGTTGCATTAAAGCAGTCGTAGAAGTTCCTTCAAAAAATATTCTTGCACTATCAGCAGCATTACCCTCATCATTATTAATAAGTAATCCATTAGCTCCTGTTGCATTTACATAAACTCTATTAGCTATAGCTGTCAAAGGATTATCCCCACCACAATATACTTTCCATGTATTTGCTGCTGAAAACTGCATATAAGTATCAGTATCTCCCATATGCCTTATTTTATTTGGAATATCCATATAATCATGAGCAAGTGTCATAGCATTTGCCAAACTTACTGAACTTCCAGAAGTAACATCAGCAGTAGAAGTTTCAAAATACATTATTCCCTCTGTTGAAGTAGCATCAGTATTTACTTCAATTCTTGCAGATTGTCCATTTTGTTCTGGAGTTTTATCTCTATGATTAAAACAAACATTAGCATTACCACCACCGTCATTAATAGTTAATGCTATACCACCACCACCATATCCAGCAATAATATCATTTGTTGCAACAATACTACCATTATCTGCTAAAGGATTAGTACTTACACCTAAAGCTCCAGAAGCTATTTTAATATCTCCAGTATTGGTTAATTGTGTTCCATTAAAAGTAAGATTAGCTTCTCCATTTACTGTAGAAGAACTTGATGCAGTCATTACTCTATTGTTAGAACCATTTTCTATATAAGCTAATCTTTTTGGAGTTCCCCAAGTTGATGCTGCTTGGTCTGCCAAATAATGATAAATATTATGAGTGCTTTTATCAAATACTAAAGCATTACTATCTCCACCAGTTCCATCTGAATAAGTGTCCAATACCAACATATCTTGATAATCACTTCCAGCACTACCAGTCATACCTTCTAATGTTGTAAAATATGCTCTTACTTGTCCACTTGTATCAATAGTATTAGGTTTAAAATCTCTATCATCAGTAGCAGATAAAGAGGAAATAGATGAAGAAGATGTTAGATAAGTTTCATTTGTATCTACTTTTAGACTACCACCAGCGTAGAGTCTAATTCTATTATCAGTAAGAAATATATAAGTATCATCATCACCAACATGTTCAATAGTCCCTGGAACTTTCAACTTTGAAGTACCGCTTAATGTCACACCAGCAGCAGTTATTGTTCCACTCGTAGTGTCATTAGCATCATTTTTTAAGAAAGCATCTTCTATTTTAGAACCTGAAATTTGTGCATCAGAAGCTATTTGACTATCTGATATATTTGATAATCTTGCTAATGGTAAAGTTCCAGATGTAAGAAGAGCAGCACTATGATTAGGTACAGATGTTAAGTAGCTATAACTTTCAATCTTTTCTTTAATTGCACCCGATGTCATTAAGTGGTCATCGGTATCAACGAATTCAGAACCAATATCAATATCATTTACTGCATGTCCACCAAGAGTTAAGTTTCCAGAAGTTGTAAATCCAGCAGCTGTGATTGTTCCACTTGTAGTATCATTAGCATCATTTTTTAGAAAGGCATCATCTACATCAAATTCACTTCCATTTAAAGTAATATTAGTTCCAGCAGTATAAATGTTACCACCAATAGCTGTTAAACCAGTAGCTGCAGTAGAGCCATTACCAACATACAATTTATTTGTATTACTATTCCATACTAATTCACCTGCAGCTGGGGTACCAGCATTTGAGAGATTTGTACCTCTTTTAACTTTAATTGTATTAGCCATTTAACTCCTTAATTAAAATACTCCGCCATCAACTTCGCAACCATCTAAAGCAGTACCAGTAATAGTGCTACTAGATGTGATAGTTCCTGTAACTGATAACGGTTTATTCATAGAGAATTTAGTTCCTGAATGTACATATGTCAAAGTTGGAATAGTACCTGAAGACCAAGCACCAAATGTTAATCCAGCTCCATCTGTTGCTGAGCTTGTTGTAGCATTTTTTGCAACAGTAATATTTATATCAGCAACATCTAATGTGGTACTATTTACTGTAGTAGTAGTTCCACTTACATGTAAATCTCCAGCAATAGTTACTTTTTTAGTAGCTCCAGTAATTGTCATAGCTGCTGCAGATGTTCCTCCGTCATTGACTTTGAAAATAATATCTTTATCTTGAACACCATTATGAATAACTATATGTTCTTCATTTTCAGCATTTCCTGCTCCACCATTATAAATAGTAAGCTCACCGCTTGAATTAACTTTTTCTATTTTTGTTGTTGCCGCATCTGCGCATTTTAAAACTAACTTAGCAACACCAGTATCCATTACAGCATATTTATTAAATGTTGTATATGAACCACCCAATGTCATCATATCCGCATCGCTTGAATTTCTAATTTTTGTAGTATCTACGTTTGTAGCATTTAATGTAGTTACTCCCAATGTAGTAATACTCATTGAATTTGCTGATAAATCACCAGCTACAGATACATTTCCATTACTTGCATCTACTTTAAAAGCATTTGCGCTAGATTCAGATTCTATTCTAAAATCTACATTACCACCTGATTGATTAACTACAATTTCATCTGGGTCGCTTGAATTTTCAATCATTTCAAACATATTTATATTACCAACGACAAATCGCATTGTATCGCCAGAATCATCTTGAATATATGTATCTCCACCACCATCAAGGAAAATTTTATCTCCTTCGTTTATAGAAATTCCATTTGCAAGAACTTTAAATTCTGGAGAACCATCTATTTCCATATGTATTTCATTGTCTGTGCTAAAATCTATATGAGCATGAGAACTACCGTATCCTAATTTTAAACCAGTATTATATATAGAAGTAATTGATGTTTGAGCTGCAGATACACTAAGTGTATGTGCTATTCCTTCACCGCTTGTAGCTCCTGTTGAAGAAATTCCAGTTCCACCCGTTACAGTTCCTACATAATTTCCCGTTGTATCAGTTGTCAATGCTACACTATTTGCTTGTATTGTTGCTGCTCCACCAGCTGCGATTGCAATATCTCCACTAACATTTCCAAATATTGAATCTTCTAAATTTGATGTAGTCATAGACTTTAAATTACCTGAATCAGAAGTATCTGATACAATAACTAAATCGTCTTGTGCAAAATCTGATAAAGTACTTGCCAATGAATCGCCATCTAATTTATCCATATCAATAGCTGCATTAGAAGCAATAGAAGCGTTTACAACTGCGTTAGAAGCAAGTTGGTCAGCACCTACTGCGTCATCAGCAATCATTGCTTGTTCTACAGCATCATTTGCAATAGTTAGAGTACCGCCAGCTGCAATAGTAGCGTCTCCACCTACGTTTCCAAATATTGTATCTTCTAAATTACTAAATGTAATTTTTTGTGAACCGTTATCAGTAGCATCGACCATTGCTATAAAGTCTGGTTGAGCTATACTCGTTTCATTTCCTAGCTCATTTAAATCTAAAGAAAGAGTTAAATCGTTGTCTCCATTACCACTTCCAAGAGAACCAGCAAGACCAGTCCCAGCAGTTAAATCTGCTAAAGTACTAACATGAAAAGGTTGTACTGTTCCCCCACTATCTGTTTGTCTTCCTACAAAAAGTTTTGCAACATTATTACTCCATGCGACTTCACCGTAAGCTAAACTGCTTGGATTAGTATCACTATTCCACGTTCCACTTCTTTTTATTTTTAATGTATTCGCCATAATTGTATCCTAATTAGCTGTTAAATTGTCCCCCATCTATTGAATCAGCATCTACCCATTTAGAACTAGAATTATCATATGTTAAAATAGCTCCATCTACTGGAGATGTTAAATTTGTATCATTCATTTCAGCAAGAGTATCCTCTCCTGAAACTTGTGTATCTACATAAGTCTTTACTGCCTTAGCGCTAGGCAATGTTGTATCAGTACCAACTGTTGAACTTAAGTCCGTATCTAGTACTCCCGCTTTTAAATTATCTACTTCTACGTTGCTAAGTGTATTATTATCAGCATTAATTGTTTTGTTTGTTAATGTTTGTGTGGCATCAGCTGTTGCTGTTCCATTTAATGCATCTCTAACATTAGTTGCATTGCTATTGTCTAAACTAATAGGTATTTCACTAGCATCTATAGTAAAACTATCTGTAACCTTACTAACATTTTGCACTCCTACAGTTTTTGTAGCACTATTATTTTTAACAGTTGCTTTTACATCTACTGGAGTCGTTATTTTTGCTGAAATAGCCATTACCAAATAGGTACCAATCCAGGAGAAACTACAACATCGCCTTGTAATTCTCTTGTTAAAGTTCCATCACTAGCTTGAGAAACTAATTCCCAAACCCCTTCATAATTATCAGCCAAACTATTTGTTTGGTCATCAGTTAATTTCATTGTTAATGTAGTTGCATTAGTTTTTGTTAATCCACTACCTACTCCTAAAGTAAATGTTGCTGAAGAAGCATAGTCAGGCGCTATAACTACTTTGTAATCATAATTAGCCGTATTATGCGGTGCTTCAAATGTAATAGTATTTTCAAAATCTGTTTTTTGCATTATTTGTAAATCTTGATATTGTTCTAATTCTATCATTTTTTACTCCTAATATAAAAATACTACGTCTGTTGAACTACTTTTTGTTGCACAAATTGGATATGTATGTCCTTTTAACAAATGAAATGCTATTACAACACCATTTACTGTTAAATTAACGTTTGCTGATGTGCCTTTCATATGCACGGCTCTACAAGCGTCTTGGTCATTTCCTGTTGCAACTACTGCTTTGATATACGGAGCAACACTTTCTTGTACTGCGTAATCATTAAGTCCTTTATAACCCATTGTTTTCTCCTGTTATTTAATTGAAAATGTACTTATTGTTTGCGAAAAATACATTTTATTTTTATTGCTTTCATTATCAGCAACTTTTTTATAAAATTCTTTCATATAATATTCTTTTATATCAATACTTCCCATTCTTTCTGCTAATTGTGCTTTTACATAACACACTATTGCTAAAGATAACGTTCTATTTAAATTTAAATGCGAAGATTCATCTGGACTTGTTACTTCAGTTAAACTTGGATTTGCCCAAGTATCTTCGTCTGTATCTGTATGCAATACATTAGGGTCTTTGTCTACAAATAATTTTAAAGGAGCAGTATATTCTATTCTAAGTCCATTAGTTATATTTTCATCTGGATAAAGTAATTCACTTTGGTCTGAAGCTTGTACTCTACCTTGATTGTCTATTATTCTTCCTACTCTAGTAATTTTATATAAACGCAATTTATCGCCTTGTTGATTATAGGCGTATGTTAAATTTGTATCATAGCTCATGGGTTTGTGTCCTCAGATATAATTGGTTCTCCTGATAATCTTCTAATTTGTTTATATTTATTATCATCTTCAGTATCTAATACGCTTATACTTTTTAACGATACTAAATCTGCGGGTAAATTATAATCTCTAGTATTTTTAACTATATTTAATTTTTTTGTTCTTAAAAATAATTCATTGTTAGAATTTAATAAATTTATAGCATCTTTAATATAAGCAATTACTAAATTTGTATCACGAGAATTAACTCTTTCCATAATTTCTAAAATTTTCACGATGTCGGTCCTTGCTCTCTTCTTTGAGATTGTTGTTGTTGTTCAGGCGCTCCTAAAGCTCCTGTAATAGATTGTAATTCTGATACGGCTCTTTGATAATAGTTTAATGCGGTAGAAAGTCTTTGATTAGCTAAAGACAAATCTCCTTGAAAAACTGCTAATACTGCTTGAGCCATTTCTGGGTCTTCATCTTCTAACCAGTGTATAGCACTTAAACTTGTTTTGCTTGTAGCGTCTGAAGAAGTAATTCCTCCTTCTAAAATCTTTTCAGCATCTATAGAATTAGATAATCTTAACATATCTAATGAAGCTGCATATAATAAAGCAACATTTTCAAATTCCGTTAATACCCAAGCATCGGTATTTTCGTCAATAATTGGAGGAGCTGAATAAACAATCACTCCTTTATCTCCTCCTAAATAACTAACTCCTGTTGGAGTTCCTCCTACTGGTGTATATACTTGACTAAATGTCAAAGTAGCATTTGTACCACTTGCTGTAGCAGCTGCTGATAATACAAATTGAGTAGTATTGCCTGGAATAGATTCTATTGTAGCTCCAGATGGTATACCTGAACCACTTACTTTCATTCCAACACTTAAAGCTGTATTGTTGTCTATTCCCACAGTTGTATTTCCACTTGTAGTATCGCAACTTGCATCTACTAAACTGCTACCTGCTGGGTCATGTGCATTATAATCAGGGTCTGGTTTAATATATATTTTACCACTTAATTTGTAATACAAAGGAAACATTTTAGTTGGAAAAGATAAACTATCAGATTCGTCAGTAGAGTGTATAGAATTATCTGGTAATTCTTGAGCTACTCTTTTTTTAGCTCCGTCATAACGATATACTGCTAATATTTTATCGTACGCTAAAGAAGAACCATCTCCAATAATATTTGTTCCAGTACTATTAAATCCATCTATTTCTACTTCAGAAGCAATAGACCATAAAAACTTTTCAGGTAAACTAGATACAATAAATTTAGCACCAGCATTTAAATGTTCTACTAAGAATCTAGCTTTAGAAGCGTTTCCAGTTATATTATTTACTTTTTCCCATAATTTCATATATATCTCCGTATGCGAAAGGTCCCCGTAGGGAGAAAGGAGGTAAAGAACCTACAAGGACCAACCGCAAATTAACTATTTAGATTATTTCCAAATAGCGTGTGATTCTGGCATTTTGTATTCAAAACCAGCTTCAGTTAGAATCATATCAACTCTCTTATCTACACCTGAGTTTTCTAAGTTCTGAACTCCGACGTAAATAGAAGTGTCTCTATTAACTCCATTACCAATTAGTGGTCTGTAAGCAACATTGTTCATGTTGATAGCAGCGATTTTGACGTGTGAGCCATCTAAGGCAATACATCTAGCAACGTTCATTTTACCATAAACTGTTGCAATTTCTGTTACGTCTAATCCCATTACTTTCTTTCTACCAGTAACGGCTAAGTCTGCACTAAAGCGATTAAAGTTATTACCATTATCGCCAAGTCCAATGTTGTTCTTAAAGAACCCACCTAATTTGTGCAACCAAGTGTACACTTCAGTACTACATAAGAATACTGTTGCTCCGTCTTGATTGTATCTAGGGTCAAAATATTGAGACATATCTTGTAAGAAGTCATCAATAGATTTAGCGCTTGTCCAAGAAAAGATGTTACCAAAATTCAAGATGTAATCAATTGCACCTTGAGTGTGGTTTACTGAACCATCTGCAACTTGTGAACTGAATAATCCAGCCCATTCAATGTCCCATTTGTGCTCAATAAGTTTTTCTTTCCATGTTCTAGCCCACTCATTTGGTTCGTATTTAAGAGCTGTTGCTCTAGCGGTATTTGTCATACCAAACTCGCTTCTAAAGATTTGAGTTTGTCCAAAACCAGTTGAGTATGGGTTGTCTTTCCAAGATTCTCCAAGTAATGAAGAGCCTTCTCCATATGAAGTACCAACAACGTATGAACGTTTTCCTTCTAATGCTTCAGCAATATCTTCTGCGTATACTGATACGTCAGGTTTATTATTAGCTAAGAAAGATGCTAGTTCATTTGCACCTGCTGCTCTAAGAACTTTACCAGTAATTAGAGATAGTTTAGCTGGGTTTGCACCACTAGCTCCACTAAGGTCTTTGTCTGCATCTGCTACTGCTGTAATACGAACTAACATATAATCGTTAACTGCATCTCCAGCTGCGCCAGTCATAGGTACTTTTAGTACTTGGTTAGGTTGTAGAAATTGTGGTCTTGTACCAGCGTCTCCTACTTTAATTTCACTATTACTTTGTCCTTGAACATTTTGAATGTTTCCAGCTGAGTAATAGTCTGTTCCTGCATAAAGTTTAACTTCATCTCCAACAGCTGGTGCTGCAGTAGCGTGGTTAGCTCTTGCTAGGGTTGCGTCATCAAATACATCAGTTGAAGTAGATTTAATACTTCCAACGATATATACATAACGCTTCATGAATGAATGTCTCTTCTCGGTAAACTTAAAAGTTGGGTCATCCGTAGGTTTTTTAGCCATTGTAGAAACGAGTCTAAAAAACGGAGTCTGAGCTAAAGCGAGTTCTGAAAATCTATCGCCAAAGTCATAACGTCTACGTAAATCACCAGTAGGGTATGCTGTTGTTGGATTAACTCCACCAACTTGTCTCCCTGTATTAGTTAAACCAGTAGAAGTAGACAATGCTAAAGGTGTACTAGGCATTTTATGTCCCTCCTCGGGGTTTGTTTATTTACATTAACTCATCTAGCCCTGCACCTTGAGATAACAACTTGTCAAAAACTGCATCGTCAATTGATTTTTCTTCCACTTGCACATTCCCACTTGAAGCTACACTAGTAGGCATTTGTCTTACATTTTTCATTTGTTGTACTACTTCTTCACGAGCTCCGTTAGCAACTAAGTTGTCTCGGTTTTCTCTATTTTTTAAATAATACACATCTTCCAATGTTAATGTATGACCTTTTGCAAAATCCATTAAATCATTATAATCTTCATCTGAAACATTATGTTTTGATTTAAAACTAGTTTCTTCAGAAGCTCTTCGTGATTGTTCAGATTGTTGTCTTGCAAAATCACCTAATCGTCTTTGCACTACTCCATCTACTGTTGCACCAAACAACTTAGCAGATTGAGAAGAAGGGTCTGATAAAGCTTCATCGTAATCAAAAACGAAATCTTCATCTATTCCAAGTTGCTCTTTAACACTCTTAGGAGCTGAGCCGCCACCCTCAAAATAACCTCTCACGTGAGTGATTAAATTAGGGTCTTCTTTCATTGCATTTAGTAAAGGCATATAAGGTTCTAACTCTTGTAAACGAGTGTTAAGTCGTTTAGCTTCACGAGAAGAATCCGAATATCTCTTTTCTAAATTAGCTGCATCCATTTCTGGAGCAACTTCTTGTTCAACAACTTGAGGTTGTTCATTACGAGGCTCTTGTTGTTCAACGACTGGCTGTTCTAGTGTTTCGCCCATCACTTGTTTATCAAGCTGAGAAAAAAAATCTTCAGCCACAGTATCATCCTGTGGGGTTAATGCTTCTGCTCTTAAAGAGTCGTCTTGCATTAAGTTATCCGTGTTTTGTATATTTTCTTCCATACTGTACTCCTTTTAATTTACAGTTATTTTTTCTGTTTATCAACATTATTCTTTTTCTGTAATGCTAATTCTTTTTTAGCCATATCAACAGTGTCTTTCATTCTACCCTGTAATAATTTTTGTTCCATAGCAGATTGATTAACTTGTCTATCTATTTGTTTTTCACCTTCATTAACTTTATCTTTAATTTGGTGTTGTACTAATTGTCTTTCTAATGTTTCTATAGTTCCAGCTTGATTTTTCATAGCTTCTTCCATAGATTTTATTTGACCTTCCATTTGGGCATAAATGCTTTTACGTTGCAATATAGATTTTTTATTTCTTATATCTGTTTGTTCTAACATAGCTACATCGTCAATTAATCCAGATTGATACCATTTGAAATATTCATCTAATAATGCCCAACGATTTATAGGTTGTGTTGAACCAGCTACAATTCTTATATCAAATTGCGAAGTTGCATAATCGTTGTATCTATTAATTGCTTCTCCAAAATCATTGTATATTGGAATATTAATAGTTACTTCTTGAAGTTCTCCTTCAGTAGCTCCTGCTTCTGGCTGTACTATTCTAAATACTTTTTGAGTCCTATAAACAAATTGTGCTACATCTTTAAATATTTTACCTAAATGTTCCAATGCTGGTTCCACAGAATTATTTACCCATTGTCTAATTCTTCGTGTTCCATATTCATCCATTGCTAACATACCACGATAAGTTTCATGGCTATTTTGTCCAACTCCTTGCATACTAGAAGATATACCACTTAAATGTTCTATATCTTGTTTTCCTTGTTGAGTTACTGTATAAAAAGCGTTATTAATTGGCAACGGTTGTATAGCAGTAGGAGGTTCAAATCCTTGTCTGTATTTTAACATAGCTCCAGGAGAACTTGAATATTTTTCCCATTCTTCTTCATCAACACTTCCTTCAGTATATAGCCATCTTAAATTTGACGCTAAATTTGCATTATGTAACATAATTTGATGAGATTTATTTATTTCTCTTTGTTTTCCAATCATAGGCATAACTGCGCCAACTGGATAAGGAGTGTTTGTAAAGCTATAATTAATTGGAACAATTGGATATTCAGTAATGTTAGGAATAACTGTTTCGTATAAATATATATCTCCAGCAGAAGCACAAACTTTTATTTGTGTTTTATAAAATTCTACTAAATCTACAATACTTTTTTGAAATTTTTCGTTATCTTTTGCTAATAATTCATATGCAGATTTTTCCATAACTTGTTGCACAGTTTTAGTTTCAGCTTGTACCATTTCAGCTTCCATCATTGCAATTGCTTCTTGTAATTGATTTTGTGCATCTTGTTGTATTTTTTGCAATTCAAGCTCCATTCTTTCAGCTATCATTTCTCCTTCTTGAACTGCTTGCATTAATTCTCGTTTTTGTTCTTCTATTCCTACTTGTAATTCTTGTTGCAACATTTCAGCACGTTGTTGCGCTTCAGCTTTAATTTTTTCTAATTCTTTTTCGCTAGGAGGAGTAGATATAAATAAATTTACATAAGGAACTTTTTCCTTGGTGTATACTTCATAAAAATCAATAATTTCATCTTGTTCTCCTTCTAAAGTATAAGCTTCTTGCTCTATATCTCCAGGTTGTATAGTTTCTGATTCATGAACATCTCTTTGAGAATATTGTTTACTTTGCATTTGTCCACTTGCTCTTACAATTTTTTTCTTATATTGTGGAAACAATCTTACTAAAGAAGATTTAGATAAATTCTTTTGAACAATTAAAAAATTAGCATCTCTAAATAAAAAATCTCTACTTTGAGGGTCTACATACAAATCATACGGGTCTACAGTTTTAAAAACTACTTCTCCCATTCCTTTGTCTGCGTCTGGGTCAATATCAATTCTAAATAATCCCATTCCTTTTACTAAAGCATCTTGTATAACTTCTCCAAACAAACTTTTACCATTAGATAAATGCCAACAATATTCAGCTACCATACTATGAATATGCGCTATATCAGTATCGCTACCTTCTGTTCCAATTGCTTGCCATCTAGGATTGTTTGCTGTAACAAAGAATTTCATTATATCTATAGCAGGTGATATGCGATTAATAATAAAATCTGGCATACCTCCTTCTCTTAAATCTTCTTTTTCTTCTTGAGTTAATTGGTCATTTAGATAAAAATCCATACTTTTTTGAGAATCAGTAAACCATTTTTTTCTAGCATAACTATTAGCTTTGTCAAATAATTGTCTATTAACATCAGCTTTATTTTTTCTTCCTCTTTTTGCCATATTAATCCTTTATTTCAAAATGTGGTAAATCGTCAAAATTGTTATCTTTTAATTCTGTATCTCTATCCCAATCTCCACCCCAACGAACAGTAAGTCCCATTGAAGCTGCAATCCCCATAACAAATCCAGCAAAATATGTAAATCGTTCTCTATCTTTCCAATCTATTGGATAAGGAGCAACGTCTACAGCTAATGAAGGATATTGGTTATGTTTGCCTTTAGGATATTGTAATTTACTAAACCCTTCTTCAAATAGTTTGTTCTGTTCTTCTTCGCCACGATGACCTTGCAAAACAGTACAATCAAAATCTTCTACTACTCTTTCAAATAGCTCTATTAATCTTGGGTCGCAAGTATTTAATCTTTCTTGTGATTTTTTACCAAAACTTGCCATTAATAACCTTTTTTAGTAGCTCTTTTATAAGCTTCAGCTACTTCGGAAACTTGTTCATTGAAAATTTTTGCACGAGCATCCATTGATTTTGGAGAACCTACATCTCCCATTGTATCCATTAATACATCTTCTATTGATTTGCCTTTTTCATCCATATCTGACAAACCATGTTCTCTTCTCCAAATATTTGTATTAGAAATACCTTCTTCTATATACATTTTATATTTTTCAGTTGCGTGTTGCGTTACTTCGTTCCAAACTCCTTTTTGATAATCTTCTAGATTTTTAATAATATTTAATTGGTACAATTCATCTTGCCATGCAGCTATTTCAGCTTTATTCATATTCCCTGGAGCTTCCCAAGTTCGAGTCATATCTTTTACTAAATTAGCTCCTTGATTTTGTATATTTTGACTTACTTGTGGCGCTGTTTTTGATTTCATTCTAGATTCTTGGTCTTTTTGATACGCTTTTTCATATTCAGCTTGACCTTCGTAAGTGTAATCAAACTTTCTAACATTTCCATTTATATCTACAAATTGTGGCATTTTATACTCCTAATTATTTTTTATAAACTTTTTCTGCTCCAGCAATTCCAAACGAACCTAATGTTACCCAAACAAATGAATTATAAATATTATCGTTAATTATAATTTCTTGTCCTAATAAACCTGTTACTAAATCTACAACTCCAAATACGCACATTAGTGCAAAAGAAATAAATCCAATAATAGATTTTTCATTATATTCGTTTTTATCTTTAAATATTGCCCACATCTTTCTTCTCCCTCTATGCTGTTATCCAGCTTTTAGCTTTTCTCTTTGGTTTATACCATTTCGGTTTATCTTTTGTCCCATTTTGTTGATAATTAGGGGGAAAAGCGTGTAAATTAGCATAATATAGTCCCTCAATTGTATCATCATGAGCCATTCTTGGTCCAAATGTAATGATTTCATTAATTAAATCAAACATATTTTCTCTAAAATATAAGGAACCTACACTAAAAATGCCAGATAAACCTGAATAAATCCTATTTCTTTTCTGTGTTCCACCTGGTTTTTCAGGAATTACGCTAATATCGTAACGATTAATTCTCCTCCTTTCGTCATTAAGAGCTTGAAAAACACTACGATTCATAGCTACATCTTCTACTGTAGCACTACTACAATTATATTTTTTATACAACTCAATAATGTAATCTACTACTCCTTTTTTATCAAATATCTTACCATCTTTGTCTTTTGCTCCTAATGTAGGAATACTTCTATGTCTTTCATATTCTAACACATAACGATTATTATTTGCATCAACTGCAATAACCATAATAACACTAAAATCTGATTCTTTTGTATCAATATCAGTAGCAGGGTCGCATCCAATAAAAGTATTTACTGGAGTTTTTTCTCCGTCTTTTACAATGTATCCCGTGTTTTCATTGTCGTCATATTCGTAATAACCTTCCCAGTATTTAATATGTTTTTGTGTCCAAATAGAATCTTCTTCAGATTGAACTTGCATCATATATTCTTGATAAAACTTAGAAGGCGTTCCACTATCCTGATAGAATTTTTTCTTTTCTTCTAATTTTTCTAATGGAAACCAACCAGGCCACAAAGAAGTCCCATCGGGCAATATAGCTTTATAAGTAATTACTCTCCACGCAAAATCTTTTTGGTTTTCTCCTTGACGCTCATAATTAACGATAAGATTATTGATGAAGCTATCATAATGCACAGGAGTACCATTGACCCTGAGACGACCAGTATGAGGCTCAATAGCAGGATAAACAACAGCAGTAACGAGGTTACTGTTTTTAGACCTTGCTTCAGCCGTGATAGTATTTGCTTCGTGTTCGAAGTCGTCAAGTATGATGAGGTCGTATCTTTTATGCAATTTAGCACCTCCTCTAATACCCGCAACATTTGATTTACTAATGAGTTTACATCCATTGGATAACTCCACATCTTCTTCTGTCCATTTTTTTCCTTTCAAATTACCAAAGTAATATTTTATTTTATCGTTAAACTCAAAATGGTATTTGATATAATCCATATTACCAGTACTAAGTTTTTGCGTAGCAGATACCCATGCATAAAATAACATATCGTCTTTAGGGCAAAAAACAAAGTCTTTAATAATTGAGCATTTAGTAAGCACAGTCTTTCCATGACCACGAGGCAAAATAACTGCTAGTTGTTTAACTTCTGGGTTATCAATAGCATCAGCCATTTCGTAATGAAATGCAGGTGTTTCACTTCGCATAAAATCATCAGGAAGAAATAATTTCCCAAATGCAATCATGTCTTTACTTGCTAGTTTTAGCGCTTCTTCCGCTTTGCTTATGTTCTGTATCTTGTGCATTTTTTTCTTTTTCTAATACATTTTCCATGTATTTTTTTAATTTATTTTCATCTTTATTCATACGAATATACATATCTACAACATTATCCATCATCATAACGTGACGATGCAACATTTGTATTTGCATAGTTAGTTCTTTAATTCCTCTAACTAAATCATGTTTAGACAATACAGGTTTATTTCTTTTACCCACCTTGACCTACCTTTCTTTTTTTATAGTTTGGACTTTCTTTGGTATAGTATTTTGTATTATTACTCATACCTTGTCTAGTCTTCTTCTTTCTTTTAACCCTTTTTTCAAAGGTTCCAAATACTCTTCTTCTCATTTATTTTTTCTTACCTTTTTTCTTTTTTGGTCTACCTGGTTTTCTATATGTTCCTTTTCCACTTGGCATTTTAATTCTCCCAACAGTTAATTTTATCTTTAGTAAATTCCATAGTAATCCAACCAGTACGTTGAATCCCATAGAAGCTATAACGAGCATAGTCTGCGTATCTAAGGAACGACCCTCCTCTTACATACCATTTTCGTTTTAGACTTTCTTCTCCGTCTTCTATTGTCAATGAATCAATTGGCTTACAATACAACTGATGATTATGTCCTAAAAAGTATACATCGCCATCAGAATAAACTGAAGCCATTTTATCCAATTCTGTGTCTCCGTTTTTAGCTCCACTCTTTCCGTGTCCACTAACAAGAAACCAATCTTTGTCGCCAATAGTTATTTGTGCGTATCCAGGCAATCTAAAATATGGAACATCCATTTCACTTGCTAACGTTTTACATACATCAAAATCTAATATGTTAAAACTTCTTAGATAGTCGTGATTCCCTCCTCTTATAAATAGGCACTTATCCTGTATGGGTTGTACCAGTTTTAAGAAGCTTAGATATTGCTCTTCTGGTGGAATACTTTGCCCTCTTTGATTTATTTTATAATTAGGGGGAATCAGTTCTATCATATCTCCATTACCAAACCATCGTGCATTTGGGTCTTCATATATAATTTTAATTGCCTCTTGAAATTTTTTCAAATCAAATTCGTGTGCTCCTACGTGTATATCCGTTAATCCGTGCACTCGTAGTTTTTCATTGCTTTTTACTTGGAATAATTTTCCTGGTTCTATGTGCTTCTTGTCATATTCTTTAACATCAGAAGGTATTGGTATAGAAAACCATTTTCCGCAAGACTTACAGCTAAATTGTTGTTTAACAGTATCTTTGTTGCGTTTTTTACCTTCTTTTTTTGTCAACATACTACTACAATGTGGACATATCATTTTCTTTCCTCCTCGGAAGTTGTTTCTGGAAGTATAGCTCTAGAAGCTCCTTCTATTTCTTCAGGACTAAACCCTTGGAACATTCCAACTACTCCAGTTTCTATTTTCTTAACTTGATTACCTAGCGTACCGATTGCTTTTCCTAGTTCTTTTAAAGATTGCAATGCAATATTTTGGTCTTCACTTGTATCAGCTAATTGCTTTAGGGAACCTAATATATATGCATGGTCAATCCCTAGCTCTTTCGCTATTTCTTTTGAAGTTTTTTCTATTTCACTCATTACTCGCTCCTGTTTAAGTAATATTACAGCTTTTTTTCTAGCCGTATTACGATTTTTTTCAGTAAATGCTTTCATATAAGCACTCACAGCGTCTTTTCCTACTGCCACGCTAGTGGCGAAAATTTTTTCTCTGTTCGTACATTTGGACCTCTCCTTCACCCTACTAGATGTATTTTTGATTTTGGTGCTAAATGTGTAGCGATTTGGGTGTTTTTCAAAGTCGGTGTCCATGTAAGTTTTCTTAGAATTGATAAATGTGCCAACTATAGTTCTTACATAGCCTTTAGATTGTTTATAGTTTTTAGAATCTTTTGGATGCGATAGATTACTAGAAACCTTTAAAAGCTGAACAATACGACCATCATCACTCTTAACCCAATCCCCTTGTTTAGCATCTCTCCATTCGGAGTGAAGTATCCCTTTGGGATGGTCCTTTAAAAATTCCTCTTTCGTATCATAGACGTAATGTCTTACGTGTTTAATCTTTTTACTTTCCACGTTTTGCCAATTGTTTGTGTAAAGATTCTATTAAAAACATAACATCTTTATGTATAAAATATTTTCTACCATTGATTTCTATGGGTACACTATTAGTTCCTTCGTCAGCATCGCCATCATTTTCTACATATTCCATTGTCATATCTTCATCTTCTAGAATCTGTTTAGACAATATCCTTTCTAATTTAACCAAGCGTTCAATATGTCCCAAGATTCGTTCCTGGTCCTCTTGTGATAACCTAGCTAACCAATTAATTGATGTACCCATACATTTTTTCCTTGACATAACACATAAAACACTTTATCTTCAAGTAGTCTACGTAGCTATCGCAGATACTAGTAGATAATAGTAGATTATGTAGATTTCTTTTTCTTTGGTTCTTTCTTTTTCTTTAAATCTTTCTCAGCTGCTTTAATCTTCTCAGATTGCACATGTTCTATAGCTTTTTGCAATAACTCTTCATTCATCTTAGCTTTTTGAGCTTCTTTTCTAGCTACTCCAGTTAAGCCGCCACCAGCAGATAAATCTTTACTTGTAATATGTCCTTTAGCCATAATTTCTCCTCAATATTTTATATAATCTACGCATACCCCATGTTATTTGCAAGAAAAATTATAGCATTTTGAAATGCACCTAACCTCACACACCCGACCCCCGCTTATGCGGTTTATGAATTACAATTTTACGTTGTAATCGGTTTGCGAACAAATCATGGAGGTATCGATGAGCTATTTATTAGAGCACGATACTACTCCTGCTTATCAAATCACTGAGACTGCTAGTCAAGAGAGCAGAGACTTTATGAACGCTTTATGGAATGAAGCGAACAGAAAAGCCGAAGCTATTTCTCTTAAGAAAAGCATGAACATTGGTAGAGATGCTTGGAAGCTGAATCCTAATCAGCCATGGAAAGATATGCGTGTCAAAGTAGCAACAGCTATTGAGATGGGTAGACTTCCCTTAGCTGACTTTGTGTTAATCCAATCTGCTGGCACTTTAGCTAGCCAGATGGTAACACCAGCTCCTAAGCAAAACTCTCTTAACGTTGACGAGGTAGTAACGAAAGTTATTGCAGCACTTGACGCTAGGGATGCGCAGGGTAGTAAAGAAGAATCTGAATAATTCTTCCCAAGTTTAGGGTAGTACTTGTTAAATAAACTACCCTTTTCTACTATAATTTGTTTAGGTCTTAGGAGTACCTATACATAGGGGCGACCCTTAAAATGTACAAAAACTCCTTTTATTATTAATTAGTATAGTATGTTATACAGATACAGGCAGATACAAGCATATATGTGTATAATATGTTAATACAATGTTAATAATATGTGAATATGTGTATAACTTGTCCATAGATTTATACATACATACACAAAATACCCCTTTTATATACATCATGTGGATAACATGGGGATAAACTTTAATATATCATTTCCTTGTAGATAAAGTGAAAGAAAGGAGGTGATATATATGCGATATATACATATTGCATCTGAACTTCATAGTGATGATAAAGGTCGCTATTTAGTCATTATTGATACAGGTAAAACTGTAAAGATATATGATTTAATAGACCTTTTTCTATACATATGTAAGTTCTTTAAAGGGACGCTGTAATGGTGTCCCTTAGATAATATTAAAACTAAGAAGAGAGGTAGAAGATGAGAGTAGATTTAAAAGATTTAAATGATTTAGTGAAAGATTTATACATACATCCTAAATCTATAGTATCACATGTATTATTTATTACTATGTGCGTTTTATGGGTAGTTCAAATGATTAATAAGAGAAAGAAGTCATCTCTTGCTGATGAAATGCAACAAAGTATGAGTGATGCGTTCGAAGGAGTTGAATTATGACTATCGGAGAACTAAGTTATAGTAAGCGTGATAATCTAATGAAACACTTTAGAAATTCATATTTAGACTTAAATAAGGTAGAATTAAGTTCTACTGATGAAGCAATGATAGTAAGAAATTATTCAGTTGAAGAAATCTATGACATGGTTAATGATATGGATGTAAAGTTAATGGAAATACGCTTAAGAGGTATTAGGTGTTAAAATTATTTAGGGCGTGATATACCTTAGTTAGCCTACCTCTAATATCAATTGGTTGGTAATTATCATTTTACCTCGTCACGCTCAAATTTAGTGGGGATTTGTCTCCTTTTTATTATCAGTATATCTCATATATCATTATGATAAGTCTCCACTATGTCCATAAAAAGATTTGGTCCATTCTACCATAAAAGAATCGGTTGTATATAATCGTTAAATAAACTTGGAAACAAGGATAAAGTGTTAACTTAGTCTGAAAGAGCTAATTTAATGCGACATCAATATACTTTGGTGTTTGAGTATGCAATTGGAATACATAGAAAACAACAAGGTAAGTCCTTTAGGCGCTGAGTTGGAGTCTATATTGGTGTATCAACATCAATTGAGCTAGTGATAGCAATAGGAATAATCCATAGGATATGACATAAAGGTGTAGGAGCCAGGTTGTTGTATTTAGTCGGTGTATAGATACTTATGCGAAAGTGTAAGTATAAGACAGCCAAGACCATGTAAACCTTTTCCTATAAGGAACATAGAGATGTGCTAATCAATAGATTTCTCAAAAGGAAGTCCTGATTGCTATTTCAAGCGCACATTTCATTTGATAGTCTATTCAACTTATAATCAAGATGAATAGCCGAGTTGTTATAAAGCGTGCTTTATAGTTCAACGGGCAATATGACGAGTGATTGGCAATACCAATCGGAGCAAGTCTTGAAACTTCTGAGAGCATAGAGCCCTCGAGCGTCTTTGAAATAGAAGATGTCTAGATGAACTTCCAAGTTCTCTAGGTATTCCGAAATACTATTCATTGGGTGGCAATCCAGTAATAGTTCAGTAGGGGTAGAAATAACTCAGAAGTAAGAGTGATAGGCGATACCTATTGGGCTTGATATAATACTCGGTGAATAAAAGCTGAGTGGATATGCCTCCTAACAAATAAGGGAGTTTTAGGAAAAATCCTAAGCTAAAGTTATATCATTGTAATCCATAATCTCAGGATTCCAGCTTAAAACTTAAATAGATAAACAGAAAGAGGTAGATATGAAAGAACGAAAAGTTATATCAGTAAGTAAAAAAAGAAAAACTATGATGGTAGTAGATGTTGAAACAGTACCAAAGAAAAAGAATAGAACAGGTAAGCCTTATAAAATTTCTACTACAAAACATATTAAACTTGACAAATCTCTGTTGAAGGAGAATGAGTAAACTTTAATAGATAGGTAGAAAAGAGGTAGATATGAAAAAGAAAGATTGGAAAACATATTATTGTAAGCATTCAGGTTGTAAGAGATATAGGTATCATAAAAGACTTAAATTATGTTTTAAGCATTATCAAAAACTATATCTTAAAAATAGAGATGCATTCAAAGAAGGTAAAGCTAAATCAATAAAAGAAGCTAAAAGTTATGCTGTTGCAACACATAGACAAGAATTTAAACATGATGCTAAGCATTATAGAGATTTAAAAAGATTTAAAACTAAATATAAATATGTATCAGAATGTATTTTATTAGTTAAATGGCAACAAGAATACGATGAAGCTGATGAAAAGAAACGAAAGATTATAGAAGCTAGAAAAAGATATATAATCAAAAGTAAATATAATAAGCTTAGTCCAGATTTATTAAGTAACTTTGACAATAGTTCTGATATAAACTGTCAAGTTGTTAAAGATTATAAAGACCATATTAAGTATTTAGAAGCGTTTGACTGGAGAACTAGAACTGTTCTTAAAGGTAGAAATAAAATGAAATACTTATCACAAATGAAAAAGAAAGAAGAAGAGGAAAATGATGAGCAAATTTGAGATGATAGAATATAGAAATAGAGTTAATAAAGAGTACCAAGAAAATGGTGAATGGGAATATACACATCCTTATGGTTATAAGGTTAACAATAATCCTAAGGCTGTAGCTATATTGAGCGGCTTAAATAATTATAGAAGAACACATTGGCTTGTTAGATTAATGCAAGACACTCGTACGTTCTTAAAGAAGAAAATTAAAATTACGATTGAGAGAAACTAATGTTAAGATTTACAGTTGGTAAAGACACTAAGACTTTAAAGATATTGAGACACTTGAAGAAATATGGAAACATCACAAGCTTAGATGCATTTGAACTTTATCGTGCAACAAGGCTAAGTGCAATAATATTTAGACTTAGAGAAGAAGGCTTTGATATTGATACTAGAAGAATACAACACAAAGAAGCAAACTTTGGTAAGTATGTGTTAGAAGATACTCAAAATAATAATCAGTTATTATATGATTTAAGAAGGTTAGTATAAATAGTTAGGCACGGGGCTAGGATTTACATCTCAATCCGCTTTAGTCGATAAAAATGTCCCGATAGCCTGAATAGATATTGCATATAACCTGAAATATTCGTATATTATTATCGGAGGAATCTATGATAGACATACCTAAAATATATAACGAATACTTGCAAAAGAAGAGTGATGAGAATCGTGAAAAATACAAAGACCATTTAGGTTGGTTCTCAGCTAGTAGTGCTGGTAGTTGTTATAGAAAACAAATACATAGAACACAAGGTTTAGAAGTTGGAGCATTAGATGAAAAGAGTGCTAGATTACTAAGACTTGGAACTCTTGTACACGCTGATTTTGAAGAAGCGATGAAAGATTACGACATACAAGAAAGAGCAGATAAACCTGATGAATTACAAGTTGTTACAGAACATAGAATAGAAATACCTGAACTTAATGTAGTAGGACACTTAGATGTAGGTGTTATTAATAGAGAAGGTGAAATGATTCATGTATACGATATAAAGACAGCAGGAGCTTGGAAATGGCGTATGAAGTTTGGTAGAAATCCAGACAAGAACCCAAGTGTGAACTATGAATTACAATTAGCTACTTATGCGATAGGATTAGGTAATGAAGAAGATATTACTGATATAAGACTATCTATTATGTGGTATAACAAAGACAATTCAATGATGCGTGAAGAAAAGATTAGTGAATTATATCTTGAAGAAGCGTTTAATTATTGGACTGACTTAAATGAAACAAGTGATAGCATACAGGGTGAAGCGGAAATGCTTAAACCTGGTGCAGAAAATGTTCCCGTATATAATTGGGAATGTAAATATTGTGAATTTCAGGGCAAATATTGTCCTGGTCTGTATAGTATCTAAACTATACAACACGGAGGAACCAAATGAAACTAGAATGTAGTATATGTGGACAGGAGCATGACGACCCTTATGGACACAATGCAGAACCTATCAATGATGGTAGATGTTGTGCAGTCTGTAATTTTGATGTGGTCTTGCCTACAAGAATAAGATTAATGTTTGCTGATAAAGGTAGACAAGTTAGTGAAATGATAGTAAAACAAGTTAAACAAAGAAAGTTGGAGGAATAACAAATGGGATTCGATTTATATGGAGAAAATCCAAGAGTAGCAAAAGGTTTTTCAGATAAGAAAGCCGAACGATATGAAGAGTTATGTGCTATGTCATATGAACTAAGAGAAAAACAAGGACTTAACGATGAGTATTGGGAATTAAATAGTGAATGGGAAAAGAACAATCCAGGAAGCTATTTTAGAAATAATGTTTGGTGGTGGAGACCTTTGTGGTCATTTACTTGCGACCATTGTGAAGATATATTATCAGAAGATGATATGAACGCTGGTTGTTACAATGATGCATATATCATTACTGAAGATAAAGCAGTAGCAATAGCTAAAAGGTTAAAAGAAGCTTTAGAAACTCCTGAAACTCAAGAATATCTTGACAATCATAATAAAGCTATGGAAAAAGCAAAGAAACATAATGAAATGCTTGACCAAGAAAAGAAAGCTTTAGATGAGATAGCTGTAACTATAACTGGTGATAAAGATATAGCACCAATTAATTATCCAAAAGACTTGAAAAAGAAATTTGACGAGTTAATGGACAAAAGAGATTGGGCATCTAGTTATCCTATTAGTAAAGACAACATAGAAAACTTTGCAGAATTTGCAGAACAATCAGGAGGGTTTTCAATATGTTAAAAGTTACAAATAAAGATAATTATGAAATAGTTGGAGACGGAAAAGATAAAAATCCAATAAACAAAATATACAAAGATGAATGGATAGCATTTCTTGAAGTTAGACAAGATGGACAATATAATATGTATAGCCCTGAAGCTAGAAATAGTGTTGATATGGATAGAGATACTTGGGCACAAATTATGGATAACTTTGATGATTTGTATGAAAAATGGGGGGATTTAAATGAGTGCGTTTAGTGTATTAAGTAAAATAGATGTGAGTGAGCATACAGAGAAGAAAGGTAAATTTACTTATCTTTCTTGGGCGTGGGCTGTTAAAGTATTGCTTGAGGAATTTCCTAAAGCAACTTGGGAAGTACATACTTTCTTTGAGAATGGTTTAGAAACACCTTATATGCGTACTGAAGCTGGTGCATTTGTACAAGTAACAGTAAGTATAGACTCAGTAAGAAGAACACAAGTACATCCAGTATTAGACCACATGAATAAAACTGTAACTGAGCCTAATGCTTTTCAAATAAACAATTCAATACAGCGTTGTTTAGCAAAAGCAATAGCATTACATGGATTAGGATTGTATATCTATGCTGGTGAAGATTTACCACAAGCTCCAGATGCGTTAAATAAAGAGCAATACAAATCAATGTTAGATTTACTTGCTATTATTGGCGATAAAGAGTTTGAGGCTAAAATAGTTGCACAAATCGGTGATGAAACAATTAACGATGCTAACTATAAAGCGGCTTTTAATAAATTGAAGCGTAAAGCGGATAAAGTAAAGAAAGCTATAGACGAACTTGATGAAAAGAGAGCGTCTAAATGAAACTAAGTGAAATAAATAAAACAAAAGAAAACTATAGAGACGAACTATATCAGACAAATAATAGTTATACTATTGGAGTAAATGACGGTAAAGAGTTTCGTAATGCAATATTTACAGGAACTAAACTATATCATGGAAAGCCAATGCTAACATTTGTTATGAAAACAGACAATGAACATATTAATTTGAATATTAATCAAAGTTATTTGTCCTATAGTATTGAAGAACCTATGGAGGATGACAATGGGTAAACTTACACTTAAAC